TAAAAAGAACTAATAGAGATATATAGAGTAAGTAAGATAGAGTAATAAAGAGATAGATAAGAAGTAATTATATTATTAATGTAATAATAGATTGATATTGTTAGTTAATATTGATCTTTGTTAGTGGGTTAGTATTTAAGTTTATTGTTGTAGATATATATTATTACAAAACAATCTACAAAGTCCTTAAAAGAACACATAAACAATATAATTACAGTTATAAAGCTACATAAATAAACATAAACTAAACACTATTACGATTATTGTTGTATTTATTGGTTAAGAACTACCTAGTCAGAACAAATTTATTTATTTTATACGAACAAAATACGCACAGACCCCCATAGGTCTACGACTATAGTCATTGTAACCCACATTAACTCAGAACACATCTCTCTAAAGGCTCACTAAATAGTAGATTTGTTATAAAAAAAAATTAACATAATTAAAAAAGGCACAGTAAGGACTGATATGAAAAAAAACGGAAATAAGAAGGCTACAAAGCCTAAGATAAGTGTGATGAGTGTACTGCTAGGTAATATGCCAGATAGGTCTCCTGTGGTTCAGAACTCAGGAAAAAACCTAGTTTCTGATCGCAGTGTATCTCGTATGAATGACTATCTAAAGGGTAATCAAAAAGATGAAGTATGAACACGATTACGATCCCATACAAGCCTAGAGAATTACAACAACAAGTTCACAGCAATCTAAAAAGATTTAATGTCTTGGTCTGTCATAGAAGATTTGGCAAGACTGTATTGACTGTAAATGAGCTGATTAAAAAGTGCCTACAATGTGAATTACCGAGACCTCGGTATTATTATATAGCACCGACTTACAGCATGGCGAAAAGAATAGCTTGGGATTATCTCAAGTATTACACTTCTGTTTTGCCTAATATGGATTATCACGAGACCGAACTAAGAGCTGAACTACCCAATGGTGGCAGAATACAATTACTCGGTTGTGAGAGACCACAAACTCTCAAAGGACTCTATATAGATGGCGTAGTCTTAGACGAGGTTGCCCAAATGCCTCCGAAGATGTGGACTGAAGTAATACGACCAGCACTATCAGATCGAGAGGGTTTTATGATTGCGATTGGTACTCCTCAAGGTCATAACTCCTTCTTTGATCTGTATAATCATGGTATGCACAGTGAAGGCTGGTACGCAACAAAGTTCAAAGCATCAGAGACGAAGGTTGTCAAAGAAGAAGAACTAGCTGAAGCAAAAAAATTAATGCCTCCTGAGATATACGAGGCGGAATACGAATGTAGTTTTGAAAGCTCTGCAATCGGAGCTATCTACTCACAAGGACTCAATAAAGCAGATGATGATGATAGAGTAACATCTGTACCCTACGATCCAACCATTAAGGTATCTACCTTTTGGGATCTAGGAATGGCAGATAAAACTGCAATATGGTTTGTTCAACAAAAAGGAACAGCAATTCACCTTATTGACTACTTTGAAGATAGTGGTGAGTCGCTAGAATACTACGCTGGAGTTCTTGATAACAGAGGATATGTGTACGATACGCACTACCTACCACACGATGCGAGTGTAAGAGAGATCGGAACTGGTAAATCAAGAGTAGAGATAGCACAAAGTTTAGGTCTATCGACAAGCATTGTACCTAAAATGAGTGTCGAAGATGGAATTAACGCAGTCAGAATGACATTATCACGATGTTGGTTTGACTTTGAAAAGACAAAAGAAGGATTAGATGCCCTAAGACAGTATAAATGGGCTGTTGATGACAAGGGTGTAGCAAAAAATAGACCACAACACGATTGGACATCGCACAGTGCAGACGCATTTAGATATTTATGCACTGGATTACAAGAAACTAAAAGCTGGTCTACACAAATTAAATATCCGAAATTAGGAATTGTATAATGAAATTAACAAAAGAAAGACTCAGATCACTAATATCACAAGAGATTACAAACTCTCTAGGATTTTATGGTGGTGAACTCACAGAGCAGAGGAAAAATGCCCTAAAGTTTTACTTAGGAGAGCCACTAGGCAACGAAGTAGAAGGTCAATCACAAGTAAGATCACAAGATGTACTAGAAGTTGTCGAAAGCATACTCCCTAGCATGATGAGAATCTTTACACAGGGCGAAAGTATAGTCAGATTTGAACCTCAAATGCCTGAAGATGTCGCTTATGCAGAGCAATCATCAGATTATATCAATCATATCTTCAACAAAGACAATAATGGCTATCAAATCTTGCATACAATGTTCAAAGATGCCCTTATTTCTAAAAATGGCTTCGTCAAATACTATTGGAAAACAGATAAAGAGCAAAAAGAAGAATCTTATGAAAATTTAACCACTGCTGAGTACCAAGCAATCCTTGCAGACACAGAAGTAGAGGTTGTTGAGGTC